GGTAAATTCATGGAATTGGAAGGTTTAGCTGCTATTGTAGCAGCCAATCATAAAGAACAGTTAGAGTTAGCTAATAGACAGCAACAAATATTATCTGAAGGTTTCACTGGTTTTCAAAAAGCTATAGAAGGTTCTTTAGGAAATCTTACTGGTAAGATAACTGAAGTATATGATACTCAGAATAAGAATGTAGAAGCTATCTTACAAGAGAAAGAAGAAAGAGCCAATCAAGCTACATCTTCTTTAAGTAAGAAAGATCAGCAGCTAGAAGAAGTACGTATTCAGTTAGAAAAATCTATTAAAGATACTACTAATAATTACGAACAGAAATTAGCTGAAGTTACTAAGTTACATAATGAACGTTACGAAACGTTACAGAAAGACCATGTATCTTTAAAGGAACTGTATACTCAAGAAGCTAAACAAGCAGAAAATGCAATTAAAACTGCTGAGTTACAGAAATCTTTATTAAGTTTAGATATTATCCCTGAGTTACAGCAAATGATTGCTGATAGGTATTCACTTAAAGCTACTATTAAAGCTACTGATTCTGGTAAACAGGTATTTATTGAAGAAACTCCTATCAATGAATTCTTTAGTAAATGGGCTGCTACTGCTGAAGGTAAAGCATGTACTAAGCCAAAAGCATCTAACGGTGCTGTTACAGCAGCTAATACAGGTAAACCTAGTGTTAGTAACGAAGAAGAATCTAAGTACCTGAATACAGATGGTACAGTTAATCTTACTATGTTAGGTAAGAATAGTGACTCAGAAACAGCTAGAGTAGTTGCTGCTCGTTTTGGCTACAATTCAGTTCAGTAATAAAGGAATTATTTATGACAACTAAATGTTTATTACCTATGCAGTTTCAATTAAAAGAAGCTGAATTTCCATTACGAGTAGAAGCTATTAAAGGCACTATTGATACTAAATTAACATCTTTTAGTATCTTAGTAACTTCTGCTATTAAACTAGAAGGCTCTGATTTGATTGAAGGAGCTAACTATAATATTTTAATTATCCAAGACAATGTAGGTCATAAAGTTACTTTAAGTTCTACTTTTGTAGTTTTAACAGGTGCTATCAATGAATTACCGTTAGGTAAGTCACTTTTAAGAGGTGTATACATTGATGGTCATATTTATTGTGATATAATTTAAGGCGGTGTATATTAAATGGCTTATCAAACATTAGCATCTATCGGTTACAGTCCTCCGATTTTCAATGATTACTTTATTCAGTACTCTACAGTTACTACTGAGTTAATGACAGGTGGATTAGTTTCTTTAGATCCTGAATTCAATGCTAAGGCTACTATGCCAGGTATTCGTACAGCACGAATGCCTTACTATAATGATATTGATGCTGAAAGTAATATTGCTAGTGACGATGCTAACAGTCGTATCGTACCTAATACGATTACTACAGGTCAAGATATGTGTGTAATTACTAGACGTACAGTATCTTGGGGATCAGCAGATTATATTAAAACAGTTACAGCAGGACAAGCAGATCCTTTACGAGTTGTTATCGGTTTAATCGGTAATTACTGGTTAAAAGAACGACAAAAGACATTAACTAGCATCTTACGTGGTGTTATTGCTTCTAACGTTGCTAATAACAGTGGTGACATGGTTATTGATATTTCTAGTGCTACTGCTCCAACAGCTAGAAAGTATCATACGTATATCTTTGCACCAGGAGCTATTGCTTTAGGTTTTGGTAGACCTGTTAATCCTTTAGCTTATGAACGTGACGAATTTGCAGGTGACGGTGCAGGTATTGAAGCGTTAATTAATCGTCATGACTACCTGTTACATCCACGAGGAATTGCATGGCAAGATGCTTCTACTAACGCAAATAAGACACCTACTAATGTAGATTTTGCAAATGCTGTTAATTGGTTACGAGTTTGGGAACGAAAGAAAATTCGTTTCTGTTGCATTATTAGTAATGCTAAAATCGAAACTAATGTTACTCAAGCTAATTTGTTAGGACCTGATGTTATTATTGATGCCATGCAACAGTTAGGTGATCATAAAGCTGATTTAGGTACTATGTTAGTTCACTCTGCTGTAGAAGCATCTTTAGCTAAATTAGATTTAATTGTCTATTTAGATGCTAATGGTAATGAAGTTGCTAGTAATGTTATGCCTTTAAGTTCACAAGGACGTTCAGCACCTATTCCGTTTTATAATGGCAGACGTTTAATTCAAACTGACTCTGTGTATAACTACGTGTAACTATGGCTACAGTAATTATTAGACCTTTTGGTGACAAGAAATCTTCTAAACAAGGAAGTTACGGTTATGTACCTGATGCTAATTATGGTATTAGGTACGATGCTCTATTAGCTAAGCAAGTTAAAAGAGAACATGATCGTAAAAAGAAACGTAAAGCAGTTATGAATGGTACAGCGTTTCAACCAGGCGGTCACTTGTATGTAGAACCTAATGAAGAAACTGTTACTGAAAAAGTACCTGAAGTTAAAATTGTTAGAAAGGCTAAGTAATGTTCAATAGTTCTTTAGCAGGACAGTATAGTAATAGTTTAATATCGGTAGATGCTTTTAGAGAGTATCATAGATATAGAGCTAATTCTATAGTAACTGATTTAACTTTAGATAGTGATATAGAAAAGTGGCTAGTAACTGCTACTACATTACTAAATTCTTTAGACTGGTTAGGTAATGTACCTGAAAGAAATATATTTCTTACTTCTAAGATAGATATTATAGATACTAATACACTATATATAGAAACTGATAAGTCTTTAAGTAACTTATATAATAAAAGATTTATGTTAGAATCTAATGGTAGCTTATTTGTAGGTACTGTTATAGGACTATTACCAGAAAATATGTTAGTTATAAAATCTGATAATAAGTTAGAACCTTTATTAGGTACTGGTAATGAGACTTTAATATTAAATTCCTTTGTAGAGAATGCAGTGTTTTACTATACACAGTCTTGTTGTTTTCCTAGAGAAGGTTTATACTCTACTAATAATGTACCTATATTAGATTTTATATTACCTAATTTTATAGTAAGTGCTGTATCTGAAATAGCTACTTTACTATCAGTAACTGATATATTAGCTACTAATAGTAGTGATCCTTTAAAGAAAGCTAAAGTTGATGTACTAGAAGTAGAGTATTTTGAAAGTATTAAATCTGATGTTCTAAGTTTAATGCCTATAAGTGTTAAACAGTCACTTGATAAGTATCTGTCTAGTGGTAATCTTTTAGTTAGAACAGAAAGAACTTTATGAAAAGAGTTAAAATTAATAGTATGAATAATTTAAATGTTGGTGAATGGTGTGCTACTTCTTTGGAAACTAGATTTAGAGGATTAAATGTTTATAGAACCTTACAAGGTTACTGTATGTTCTTTAAAGTACATATAGGTTATGCTGAAGATAAAAGAGAAGCTATGTATGATGAATATTACTCAGATACTTTTAGTGACTTAGAATCTATAACAGATAGTGACATAGAAGAAATATTAGGTATGTTACATGCTTAAAGAAATTAATATAAGTAATCTTTTAGATAATGTTTTTAAAGAAGTTCAAGTAGACATTACTGTAAGAAAAGTTACTAAAGGTGCTTTTAGTCCCTTAACAGGAGCTAGTGTAGATACTGTCACTGAGTTTCCTTGTAAAGCAACTATGATTACAGTTTCTTCAGAAGATAAGATAATAAGTACAGGATTATCTACAGTAACTGATTTTAAGTTATTATTGGATGTCACTAACTATTCACTTGTACAAGGAATATCTAACGTAGATAACATTCTAATTAACAATGTTATGTATACTGTTTTAAATAATCCTTTACTATTACCAAATAATACTAATCCTATACTGGTTGTATTATACATTAGAAAGTTGCTATAATGTTACAAGATAAGTACGATGGTGTAAGAAAGATTATTCAAACTAAACTCTATAATGAGTGGAATGACACTAAAATTAAGTTTAGTAACTTCCCTTTAGATACCGATCCTACTGAATCTTGGATTAGTTTACATATAGTATTTGGAGATGAAGCTCATAACTCTATTAGTAACAGAAATGCTGTATATAGAGGAGCAGGATTATTTCAGATAGATATATGTGTACCTATTAATATAGGTACTGGTACATTAAATGTATTAGCAACTAAACTACATGATATTTTTATTAGTTACAAAACAGACTCATTTAGAGTAAAGAGTGCTTCTTATACTGAAGGTTTTATCGAGAATGATATATGGTACAAAGGTGTATTAACTTTTTATTTTAACTGGGATTACTTAGTTTAAATAAATCATAAAAAAGGTTGGTGATTTGAAATGTCAGATGCAAATAGCGTAAGTTTAAGTTTTGCTAAAGAAGTTTCTCAAGGAGTTCCTCCTAATCCGTTAGATATGTACGGTGTACGTTACACTGGTGGTTCTTTCAGTCCTTCTACTGAATTTACTGATAGTGGTGAAGTTAATCCGTTGTTAATGGCTTCTAATTCTGTACCTACAAGTATTGCACTTGAAGGTACTCCTGAGTTTGAATGTAGTTACTCTGAACAGTTCCACTTCTTTTTACCTGCTGCTATTTATAGCGTCGGTGACGTTGCAAGTTGGGGTGGTGGATTATATGAAGCTAAAATTACGGCTGCTGAAGTTGATGTAGTTGTGGTTACAGGTCCGCCTGATGTTTATAAGTTTAAAGCTGCTACTGCTGATAATGTGTTTACTAAATTAACCACAGGACAGTGGTTTAGAGCGAGTGGATTTACTGAAGAAGCTAATAATGGTATCTTTAAAGTGTTATCTATTGCAGTGTCAGGTAGTGATACTTTGATTACTGTTAGTACAGATATTCCTTTAGTTGCTGAAGTTAGTACCGATGCTACTATCGAATATTCTATGATCCGTAACGGACGAGATGCTTTAGGTAATTTAGTTAATCAAAAATCTACTTTCTGTTTTGAACAAGGTTATCCTATTTTAGGTGACAGTTCTGCTGAAGCTATTTACTTCTTGTTAAAAGGGTGTCAAGTTAGTTCTTTTGAATTAACATTAGCTCCTAATGCTTTAGTTACTGGTAATGTTGGATTCATTGGTACTACGTATGATTATCAAACTACGAGTTATATTAATACCTATACTCCAGCAACTAATTACCCTGTAATGTCAGCAGCAGATGCTCGTACTGTTGTGCATCAAGATAATACGTTCCATCAAGTTACTAACTTTGGTATTACTATTAGTGACTTGGCTCGTGCTAGAAATGTGGTTGGTAGTATTACCAATTCTGGTACTGGACGTAACTCTCTGAAACCTGAATTAGCTATTAGTGAATATTGGAGTAAACGTCAATCTTTCTTGTCATCTTATGACATTAAGACTGGTAACACTACCCCACGTTCATATTCTGCACGTATGGGTGACTCTGAAGGACGTACCTATGTATTTACGTTCCCTAATGTGGTCTTAACTGGTGTTTCGTTGCCAGCAGGTGCTTTAGACGAAGATTTAACGATTGAAGGTACTGGTAAAGTGTTTCCTTATACTGATCCAGTTAGTACCCAAGTCTATGCTATGCAAATAGATCGATTTGGTCCGTTGTAAACTATAAACGAATAAGTACCTTTAAAGGTACTTATTTAAAATTGATAATGTATTTTTTCACTTTCCTATTAGGAATAACAATGACTGACTTAACTAAAAAATTTAAAATTGGTGGTGCTTTACGTAAAGCTGATGCTAAGTTACAAAACTTAGGTGAATGGACTCCTGTAGACCCTGATGGTAACATTGAGTTTCGTGTTGCATCACAAAAAAGTTCTTTATATGAAAAGACTTTTCGTGGTGTGGTGTTAGATATTCAGAAACGGTATCATAATCAAAAAGAACGTACTGATCGTATCTTAGATAAGCAAAAAGAACTAGCTGCTGAAATGTTAGTTACTGGTGCTAGATATAAGGTTATTCCGTTAGATGATAACGATTTACCTGTTATTGATGATAACGGTGAACCTGTGTTTGAATGGCGTGAAGGATTTGCTTTTCAGACAGATGAAGGTGATGAGGAGCTTCCTTTTTCTAAAGCTAATGTTAAGAAGGCTTTTAGTTT